CGCGCAAACGTCTCTACCATGTAGCGCTTTCCGAGGATGCGGGGCAAGTCGCCGGTGCACAGGTCTATGTTGGCGCTCCCTGCAGGCGACCAGTCATAATCGAACCATTCCTGGCCGGTGACGTATGCGGCGGTCAGGCCGCGGGGCGTAAGTAGGTCGTCAATGACAACATCCACCTGGCGAACTGGGTCGAGGTTATAGGTCTGGAAGTGGAGCGAGGTACACATCAGGCGCATCCTGCCCTTTGGCAGGTAGGAATAGGAGTACACAAAGTACGGCGGCGATGGCTCCGAGACAGTCGTCACCCCATCGGTCAGGGTTTCGGTGATGGTGATGCGGGCCAGTTGGACGTTGTAGTACGACAACAGGACTCCGAGATTCGCGCTGTCCTTGATCTCGATCTCGCACTTCTCCTTGTCGAACCAGTATTCGAACACGTCCTCCAGTGTGAGGTTGCCGGTCGAGTTCCAGCCGGCGGTCTTGTATGCCAGGGCAAAGGATACGCTGAGTTTCCCGGCGCGGTTCTGCATGAGTGCGATCTGCGGTGCGGTCATGGTTCTCATGGTCGGAATCTCCTGAGATAGTTGCGGGACGTGACGACCTTGTAACCGTCAGTGAATTGGACGAGGCATGAATTCATAGTGCCTCGTGCGAGGACTGTGCAGGTTTGGCCGAAGCGTTGAGGCAGGCGTGTTTTGACCCTCCATCGGTAGAGTGTCATTGGTCAGGTTCCGCGGTCTTGACGATCTTCTTGGCCTTCCATCGGCGCTGATAGTCACGGCGTTTGACGGTGCGCGCTGTGGCGTCCGGTTTGATTGCCCGGCCCTCGTGGTCGCGCGCATTGGTCTTGCGGCGTCGTTTGTCGTTGTACTTGCGGTTGTAGTCCTTGCTCCGCTGTGCTCGTTGCCAGGATAGAAGTTCCATCGGGTCAGCGCGGCAGAAGAAACACTGGCGCTCGGTTGGCTTCCCTTCGGGACCTACGGCGGCCCCGCTTGGAGCGGGATCTTCGACCAGGAAGCGGATACCACAGGCACAGGTGCGCGGTGTTTGTGTGTTCATAGAATGGGCGGCTCGTGAGCCGCCCCTACGCAGCCCAGCGGCGCAGGTCAGGTTCGTACTTGACCGTGCGGCGCGCGCTCATGCGGGACAGTCCGGCCTGATACAGTTGATTGAAGTGCCTCGCCAGTTCGCGGTAGTTGTCCGGTGTGTTGCGGTCGAGGTTGTTGCTCTCGATCTTGCCGGCCGCGCGCACGATGCAGGCGTGGTAGCAGGAGCCGTTGACGAGGACCTGGTCATTGAAGGCCGATAGCGTGCTGGTGAGTTCGCTGTCCAGTCCGCTCACGGTGTGGGGAATGGTGAAGTGGGCGATCATCACATCGTCGGCAGGTTGCGCTGTGCGAAGCCTGAACCAAAGGCGCTCGTCCTCGGTGTAGGTGTCGAAGGGAATGACGGTGTCGTACTCGAGCACGCCTTGCAGGTAGAGGCCGTGCATCCCGAGCGCCAGGTACGCGTCCGGCTCATCGGTCAGTTCGTACTCCTTCTGATCTGCGATGGCTGTGATGAGTGTGGCGGCATGGATTGGAGCGCGTAGGTTGAGGTCGTGTAAGGCTTGGCGCACGGCGGCGGTGCAAGTGGCGGTTGAGAACAGTGTCCCTGCTCCGTCCAGCAGGAGGTCTTGAACCTTGTCTATGACCTGGGTCAGTGTGTCACTCATTGGTTACCTGGTTGAAGTTGCCCCCCGTCCCGAAAAGGGACGGGGGCGTAGGAGAGGCCGGTCAGGTAAGCGCGGCCCTGGCCGGTGAGTTAGGAACGTTCCCGGATGTCCACGAAGAGATCGTAGGAGCCGGATGCGCCCAGGAACAGGGTCAGGATGCGGATAAGCACATCCACAAACGGGACTGCGGGCGGGATCATGGCGGCCAGCAGTGGAGCGACGCCTACGAATACTGCCACGGCGAAGGACAGTAGCAGGGCGCGCCCTTCTGCAAATCCGCGTGCCTTGAAGAACGCGGTCAGGGCGACGACAAAAGCGACGGTCAGTAGATCGTTCATTGGTTGGAGCCTCCTTTCCTGGGGGCAGTTCGTCCCCGCAGATCGGGGACTACACGTGAACTGCCCTTACTGGATTTGTTGGTGCCGGCGTCATGCTCGAGCACGCCGGCAGTACCCTCGGCGTAGACCTGTTCGGCGGTGGTGAGCTTCCCGCTGTTGGCACGGTCGAAGTTGAGTTTGCGACCGTCCTGCATGACGATCACGATGTAGCGGTCGTCAATCTCACGGTAGGCGATGGCCTTGCCGTTGACCGTGGCGGCCAGGTCTTGCACGAATTGCGGGATGGTGTTTCCGTCTTGTGCGCGCATTTGGATCCTCCGGTGTGAGGGGCGGCTCGTTCCCAAAAGCGGGACCTTCGGGAGCCGCGCCCTACGTTTGGGTTACCCTGGACGCCCATGCGTCCAGGGTGGGCGATGCGGGCTGGATGCCCGCTCGCCCTACAGCCGGACGGTGAGATTGACCTTGGCGCCGAAGAAGGTGATGGCGCTGGTTGCGGCCGCGTCGAAGGCGAGGGCGCACAGCAGCAGGTCGTCGTCGTCCAGCCAGATCGGCGTTGACAGTGTCAAGATCATCTTGTGCTGGTCGAGTGTGAGGCGTTCTGCCGCGCTGTCGTGGTCGCCATCGTAGGTGAACGTCTGCGCGGTCACTGCGGCGAAGGCGGCTCCGGTGGCGGGCAGGCGTGCCAGGTTGATTGTTGCGCTGAGGGCGTCGAGTGCGGCGGTCAGAACTTCCCAATAGCACTCGATGCTCTTGACGAGTGAGCCTTTGAGCACGGAACTGTTCTGCAGCGGCACGATTGGAACGGTGACTGTTCCGACCTGGTCTGCCGCGCCCTTGCTCTTGGCGATGGTGCCGGCGATTGCGCCGGCCGCGTCCGTCCAGGTGCCGGTCACATAGTGGCACATGGTGGGCGGGATGAAGATTGAAGCGTGCGTGTCATGTACGTATCCCATTTCGATATTCCTTTCGTCGCCTCCCCGCCCCGCCAGTAGGCGGGACGAGGGTGCGAACCTGTACGCGGCTTACGCCACGTTGGATTTGTGGAGCGGTCGGAAGTCAGCGACGCCGACCGCGAGGAAATGCCGAACCTTGATTCGGCTCTCGTCGTTGGCGAACATGGCGGGATCGGTTTCTGAACCCGCGACGAAAATCTGTGGCGTGACGCCGAAGATTTCCCCGAGCATGATGCCAGGGATGATCTTGGGGTCAACGACCGCCGCCCAATCGGTGGCGTCCGTCCATTCCGGAACCGTGACCGGAACGACCTGACCGCCGTAGGTTGGACCTCCGACCGCGGCGATGGCCTCCACGGACGACGCCCAACGGGGCATGAACAACGCCTCGGCCGCGCCCTTGAGTGCGCGCGGTACAAGGATGATCGAGGGGTCTACAGCCTGTTTCTTGCCGGTGCCGTAGTAGCCTGCCTCGTTTGCGATCAGCATCGGCTGGTTGTACACGGCCGCGGCCGCGGCCTCCCATGCCGTGTAGTTGGTGCCGAGTGCGGTTGTCAGAAGGTTGGCGTGACCTCCGGCTGTGGTGACGACCGTCGAGTTGAACAGCGCGCCGGTGTCTGCCAGTGTGGGGCCAGCGCCGGCGTTGACCGTGAACAGCGCGGCGATCTGCTCTGAGATGTTGCGGATACCGGCCAGTGCCAGTTCACGCGGGATGGCTCGGAGTGCTCTTGTGTCGTCCCGAAGGATGGCCTCGAGCGTCAAGCCGACATAGCCTCCGTACTTTGTCCAGTCGGAGGTCTCGCGCTTGTCACCGATCTTGAGTTCGGTGTAGTCTGCGCCCTCTGCGATGCTTGGCAGTGAGCCGACCGTGCCGAAGATCATCCAGGAGATTTGTTGCAGGGTGGTGAAGTGCTCGATGGTGGTGATCTTCTCCCACCAGTCATAGCCGGCGGCTCCCAGTTGTTTCCAGGCGACGACGAGCGCCTTGTTGAGTGCGCTCACCACGAGCGCCGGAAAGTTGGCGGCTGTCAGTTGGAACTGGACGCGGTCGCGGTGGTAGCCGCCGTGGAAGTCGTAGTCACCTGTGAAGTGCAGGTAGGCGTCACGAATTCCCTGGAACTGTGCGACCTTCAATCCCTCGGCTCCCTTTTCCCTGGGTGCTCCGATCAGGTCGTCAATGGCGGCGCGCGCATGGTCGGTGTCATTGAACATGGCGCTGACGCGGTGCGGGCCGACGATTTCATCGCCGGCAGTTGCCGCGGCCAGGCTGTCCTTCCACGCCTTGATTGCCGTGGTGAGATCCGCGGGGCGGTACGGCTGGTCTTGGAACCTGCCGCGCACGTCTGCCTGTGCTGGCTCCGGCAATCCGGATACGGCGAGCGTGCTGTCGAGTAGTTGGTTTGCCATGGCGATACGGGTCGCTCTGGCGGCGTCGGCCTCGATGTTGACCTTCTCCTGTGCCTCGAAGATGGCGTGAGCGGCCTCGGCCTCTTGCTCTGGTGTGGGTTTGGTGGGTGGCATAGTGCTCCTTGTGTTGAGTTGACGGATGAATCGTGTTGCAAACGCGGGTGACATAACGAGATCGCAGGATATGGGTTGCATGATCTTCTGCACGGTGCCGCCAGCATCGGCAGTGAAAATCACGTCCACGCTGAAGCCTACATCGGGCGTCGGCCCTCCGGCCATGAGGAACCTTGCGACCTCGAAGATGATCTCCTTCGAGGGGCCTCCTGGCACGAGTTCCGCTGTGAGGCCGTTCTGCTCCTGGCTCCATTTGACGTTCTGGATTACCCCGCCCAGGTCACGGACTGACCGTTGGAAATACTCATGGTCAATCATGACCTGGCAGTTTTCCCACAGGCCGATAGACTCCTGCAATACGGACGCGGGGAACGTCCAGCCCTTGGCCTCTTGGTCTGCGTGGATGAATACGATCTCGAACCCGCGCGCTGTTTGGGCGGTGAGTTGAGTTCGGATGGTTGCGGTCTGCTCCATGTTCTCCTTTCCTATTGTTCGTCTGTGGTCACATCGCCGGTCTCGGCATCAACCTTGATACCTCCGGCGTTTGCAGGTTGGGGCTTGGGTACTACGGGCTTTGGCTTGGGTGCGTCTGCCGGCACGGTTTCGCCGGCGAACTTGTACACGAACCGAAGGAACTCCTCAGGCGTGATGTATCCCTGCTCGGACAGTTCCTTCATACTGACGACGATCTGGCTTGTGGCGAGTGCGAGGGCGGCGTTGTCGCGCTCGGATACGTCTGCCGCGCGCACGATGATTAGTGCGTTGGGGTCTACGGCAGAATCACCACCAATGAGCCTCCGTCTGTGTACTACCACGGTTAGCAGTTCTTTGATCTTGGCCTTGAAGTAGTCCTGGCGTCGCTCGAAGCGTTTGAAGGTTGGCGTGCCGGCGGCGTCCGCGGTGGTGCGTGTGGAACTCTCCGGCTCTGCCAGGTAGTGGAGCGGGACCCGACCGGCGGCGATGAACTTCTTGAGTGCCATGCCGTCAGCGTTGGCGTCGAAGGAATCCAGTTTGGGGGATAGCGCTTCCCATGTCTCGTTCGTGTCCGTGACCAGGATGCTCCCGGGCGGTGGTGGGTTCGCCTGCAGTTGCAGGCGCATCTCCTCTTTCTCGGCCTCGCTCTTGAAGTTGGCTTTGTACTGCCACATGAACGCGTTGCGGTAGCGGTTGAGCCTTACACGGTCCTCGAGCCAGTTGGCGTAGCGTGCGAGCCAGGGCAGGAGCGGGGCAAGGTCTGGCTCTCCCCACTTCATGCCGGCCAGCCGGTTCACTGCGGAATGAAGCATCACTCGTTTCGAGCGCGGTGCGGCGTAGAAGTTGGGCCAGGGTTTGGGATCTGAGTTGTCCTGGGTGGCCTTGGGCATGTAGCCCGTTTCCTGGCGCACGTCGCGGTGCTTGGTGTTGATCTCCTCGATGAGATCGGTCGGATGGATTCGCAGGTACGACATGCCGGCCGCGTCCGTGGAGATCAGGGGGAAGGCGTTACCGGTCAGCACATACTCGTCAGCCCATTCCGGCAGGATTTCGGTCACTTGATTCAGGTCGTGGTTCCAGAAGTCCTTTAGGAACTTGAAGGTTGGGGCGTGCGCGCATTCGAACTCGATACCGTCCACGGTGTACTGCTGGAACAATTCCACGATGGCGCGCGCAAGTGGATTCAAACGCCAGGCTAGGAGCGCCTCGTCCAAGACCGTCGCGCGCTGATACGAATACCTGTCACGGTAGACGCCATTCCAGTCCACGCCCTGGGCGACGTTCTTCTCTGAGACGTTGGAGGCGGCGAAGGTGGCGCGTGGTCGGGTCTTGCTCATGTTAGAAAGTCCTCATATCGTCCAGTGGGTCTGTTGCCCTGGCGATCTTGGTCGGCGTTGAGATGCCCCATTCGATTTTGTCGAGTTCTGCGGTCAGCGCATCGGCAGTGATGTAGTCGTCGTGCAGCAGATTGCCGTCTGGCCCGCGTTTTCCATCGGGTACTCCCCAGCGCATTGTGTGTTGCGGGCCGATCAGGATTTCGCTTCGGCAATTCTCGTATTGGATCTCAACCTCAGCTGAGGATGCGCAATCTCGGAAGCGGCCGGTCTCGATGATGGCGATGAAGCCGTAACCGATTTCCGACTTGGCTTGCTGTGTGAACTTGACGGGCAGGACGCGGGTTGGATAGGTCTTGTCGAGCAGCGCCCAGAGACCCTCACCGACGCCGGTGGCGTCGATCACGATGTGCTGCGGGCGCCACGTGTCGGCCAGCGCTTTGAGTTGGCCGAAGATCTTCAGGTGGGCGGTGCCGGTCCAGGCGTGGCGCTGCACGACGCGATAGGTTGGCGCTTGCAGCGTGGCCAGCGTCGTCAGATCCACGTCGATGACTGAGAGCGTTGTTGAGTCACGGCCCGGGTTTCCAAGGCCGGCGAGATCGAGCATGGTCTCGTCCTGGCCGGCGATGTCGAGGGCGAACGCGTACAGGTGTCCGCGGATGGGCGTCTGCTGCGCGGGCTGATCTCCCTGCATCAGTGCGCGGCGGCCGGCGTGGAACAGGCCAGACTGTGCGTCGATCTCCTCGCAGAAGAATTGCGTTTTGACGAGCGGATGCTGACGGCCTTTCTCTGCGACGACGCGCGCCACGTGGTCGCGGTAGGACTTCAAGCGCTTTCCTATGTCGTCGGCGGTGTAGAAGAACAGGCGTTGGATGCCGTCCATGGCTTGCTCGGTGCGCGCAACGCGCATCTGCCGGGCGAGCAGAGTTTGGCTGGTCCAGACCGTGCCCCAGAAGACGCGGGTTGCGTTGGTGGATGCGGTCATGGGGTCGAAGTCTTTATCGAACTTGGACTGCTCGATGTCCTGCGCCTCGTCCACGCTCAGCAGCAGATCGGCCGTGGCGCCGACGACCTTGGCGGTCGGCTCGCCCGAGAAGAATTGCATACGGCTCTTGCCATAGCGGAAGTTGAATCCGGCGTAGGGTTTCCACTTGCCGCGTGTGCCGATGTTGTTGTCGAGCGTGGTGCGCATGCGTTCCATGGCGTTGATCGTCTGCGGCTTGAAAGTTGGGGAGACGCTCACGATGTAGCCGCCCGTCTCGGCGGCCCGGAACATCAGCCAGGCGAAGAGGTGACGCTGGGTCTCGTTCTTGCCGGACTGGCGGGGCAGCACGACGACGAACGTCAGGCCGCGTTGGTGGATGATCGAGTCCTTGATCGCCAGGACGATGCGCATTTGGTAGGAGCGCAGTTTCACGCCGGAGGTCATGGCCCAGCCGATGGGATCCTTTCGGATGGTTGCGCGGATCTGGCGTGCGAGGGGTGACAGGACGACTGATCTAGTCTTCGTCGAAGTCAAGGGTAACGAGCTCCCGGATCGCCTCATCGACGGGCGTGAACTTGCCGGAGATAAATGCGTTTGTGCGGTGGCCACTGAATAGACTGGATGTTGCGAGCGAGAGGGAATTTGCCAGCCGGGCGAATGTGTCATCGTCGCGTGTCTTGGTGAAGCGCTTGTAGATGGCGTCGATTGCATCCTCAAGCAGGATGAGGGCGTAGGACGGATCGCGTGGCTTTCTTTCCTTGGCCTTTGCCGTCGCGGGCCTGGCGCGCTTGGCGTACAGTCCATGCCTGAGTGCGTTCTTGTTGCCGACGGTGCCCATGTCATCTGAGCCAGATGCTGACGATGTTCGCGATGGAGAGGATGCCGGTTCCGAATGCCAGGGTGACGATGGTGCGCACCTCGGTCAGTCGGCTCTCGCTCTTGCGCAGTCGGTGTTCGTGATCGTTCACGTCTTTCTCGATTGACTGGAGTTTGGAGTCGACCAGTGAGAGGCGCATATCGAGGATCGTGCGCTCCTTGGCCTCGATCTGTTTTTGCAACTGGCCGATCTGGTCTGCTTCGCTCATGTGTGCAGCCGCCCCGAGCAAAGAAGTGGACACAGCCCCGCTCGGGGCGGCTGTGTCCGCCCGGTAGTATGGTGGCGAAACTTGTTATTGTCAATGCCTGGTCGGTTGGAAGAGAGGTGGCATGGCCAGCTGGTGGATGCCTTCTTTGGGTAACCGGCCTTGTAGAGATGGGCGCTGCTCGTAAAGCGCCATGACGGGGTCGGGCTCGCGGACGTAGTGTGGCCAGGCTCTAACGACTGCATGCCACTCGTCGAAGGATGGATAGGTCCTTGGGCGCGAGATGATCAGCACGTGGTCGCTGGTCATGTTCAGGACCAGGATGCGCAGGCCGCGTTGGAGGACGCGGAGACTTCGGCCGTTGCGCTCGGCCTCGTCAAGCATCTGGCGTAGCAGGTTTTCGAGCATTGAATCTCTCCTGTTCGTGGTGCAGGGATTCCACCAGGCGGGCGCGGTTGGCCTTGGTCAGCTTGTTCCACCAGCGCGCGGCTGGGGATTTCATGGCAGTTGGCACCCGGCGCACTGGCGCGCGCTGGTGGCGTTTCAGGAACATGCGCGCTCGGATCTCCGGATTGGTAGGCTCGCGGCCGTTGTGCAGGAAGTTGTACAGGTAGGACGGATTCACGTCTAAATTGCGGGCCAGAGTGTGCCATTTCCATTTGGCCCTACGAAAGGCTCTGACGAGCCGTTTCGGCGCGGACGGTGTAAGTGTCGGCTTTGGCATTCTCATTCCTCGTCGGCTTTGTTATTTTCGATAACGGGGTGCTGTTTCTGGCGGTCGTGGGTGCGTTTTCAGGGCGCGCAGGCTGACGGTCTTTCCGTCACTGGCGAAGGGCGCGCGGTCAGCGGTAAATTTCATGACGTAGCGTTTGACCGTGGCGACCGAGACATCGAGTTCGTAGGCGGCATTTGAGAATATCCACATGAGC